AGGCGCACCAAATGTAAATGATAAAAACATTGATAAGAAATTAGAATGTATAACAAACTCTTATGAATTATTTGAAAATGCAGAAAAAATCTATATTGCAACAGATAACGACGAAAACGGTAGAAGATTAAAAGAGGAACTAATTAGAAGGTTTGGAGCTGAAAAATGTAGTTTAATTGATTTTAATCAATGTAAGGACGCAAACGATTATCTTTTAATGTACGGTAAGGAAAACTTAAAAGAATGCGTTAAACAAGCTCAGGACGTACCTATTGATGGTATATTCACTTTGGATAGTGTATTTACAAGTATGTTAGATACTTTTAGTAGCGCACCAAGTAACACCTCAAAAAGATACGAAAGGACGTTATTTAAGACCTGATGTAAATAGAATCAAAGGTGGTGGTACGTTTGCAGACAAAGCTGACAATGTTTTATTTGTTTGGCGACCTGAAAGAGCTTTAGATTTTGGAAGTACAGAGGTAATATTTGGAAGTCAAAAGATTAAGAAACAAAAATTAGTAGGTATTCCACAAGATATTTGTAATATTCAATTTCAAAGAAAAACAAATAGATATTATATTAATGGTGAAAGTCCATTTGATAAAATAGATAGGATGAGAAATAATAAACCAATAATTGAAGAAATAGATATTTTCGATTCATTACAACCGAATACAGAATTTGACAATGTACCATTTTAAAACTAAATAATTATGAAAATACTTAATTTATATGCCTGTTTAGGTGGAAACCGTTATAAATGGGATGAAGTCGCAAAAGAAAAAGGAATTGAAATTGAAGTAACTGCGGTAGAATGGGATGAAGAACTAGCTAGACTATATCAAGAACGATTTCCTAACGATACTGTAATAATTGCAGATGCTCACCAATATTTGTTAGAAAACTTTAAAGATTTCGATTTCATATGGAGCTCTCCACCTTGTCCTAGTCATTCAAGAATAAATTATTCATTTAAAAATAGAAAAAAAGAAGGTTTTTTAAAGTACCCTGATTTTAAATTATATGAAGAAGTAGTTTTTTTAGATAATTTCTTCAAAGGTAAATATGTAGTCGAAAATGTTATTCCATATTATGAGCCTTTAATACAAGCAAAGAAAAGAGGTAGACATTTATATTGGAGTAATTTCAATTTACCTAATGAATTAAATGAACGTGAAGCACCATTTATTAAAATAACTCCAAGTTCTAAAAAACCAAAGAATATTATAGATGATAGGTGTAAATTTCATAAAATTGATTTAAGTACTTATAAAGGAAAACAATCAAAAGAAAAAATAGCAAATAACCTAGTAGACTATGAAGCTGGTAAAACTATATTTGAAACATTTTTAGGCATAGAAAAAAAGTTAATAGTTAATCAAATATCAATATTCGACCAAATTTAAAAATTATGAACGCAAAAATTAAAGACAAAGTAAAAAGCATTTTAGAATTAGTTCCTTCAACAAGGGATAACGATAGCGAACTAATTTCTATATTTTGGGAGCAAGAGCTTGGATACGAAATGATAAATTTATCAGCAGAAAGATTTTTAACTATGTTTGCACATTCAAACGTATTAACGAATGCAGAAACGATAAGAAGAACTCGCCAAAAAATCCAAGAGCAAAACGAAGATTTAAGAGGTTTAAAGTTTAAGGTTAGAAAAGTTTTAGCTGAAGAAGTAAGACAAACTATAAAAGATTTATAATGGAGAAGATTAACATAAAAGCATTATCGGTTAATAGTTGTTTCCAAGGAAAACGCTACAAGAACCAAGTACACAAAGATTATGTGAGAGATGTTTTAAGCCAATTACCAATTAAATTTATAGGCAGACCACCGTACAAACTAATATTAGAGTTTGGCTTATCTTCTAAACTTCAAGATTTAGACAACTGTATTAAAGTGTTTCAAGATTGTTTGACTGTAAAATATGATTTTAATGACAGAGATATTTACGAAATACAAGCGACAAAGTTAAATGTTGAAAAGGGAAACGAATTTATTAAATTCAATATTGTAGAATTAAAATAATTGTATATATTTGCAAACGTAAAACTTAAATATTATGATTCAAGAAAGTATGATTAAAAAAATTGAACAATGGGCAAATGAAAGAAATTTGCTACAAGAAGAAAACCAAACAAAGCAATTTATTAAACTAACTGAGGAAGTTGGAGAGTTAGCAAATGCTATTTTAAAGTCAAATAAAGCAGAGCAAATAGATGCAATAGGAGATATTCAAGTAGTTTTAATTATACTTTGTAAACAACTAGGTTTGAATTATGAAGATTGTTTAGCAAGTGCATACGGAGTGATTAAAAATAGAACTGGGAAAACAGTAAACGGAACATTTATAAAAGATTAATTATGAAAGCAGAAGGACAAATCAAAGTAATTAAAGATACTCAGGTAGTGTCAGAAAGTTTTAAAAAACGTGAGTTCGTTTTGACAACACAAGACGGAAATTATACACAAGATATTTTATTCCAATTAACTCAGGATAAAGTTAGTTTATTAGATACTATTCAAGTGAATGAAAGAGTAGAGATTGAGTTTAATTTGAACGGTAAAGAGTGGATTTCACCTGATGGAACGAGTAAGTATTTTAATGTGTTAAGTGCGTGGAAGATAACGAAAATATAAAAGATATACCAACTTACACTATGATAATAGATGATAATGTTGAAGGAGTTGAAAGTATAACAATTGAGTTTGAAACAGATGAAAATAAATAAAAACATAATTGCAAAGGATTTAGATAGTCCTTTGCAGTTGATTGAGATTGAGATTGAAGATAGCTATATTACTGGTGAGGTTTTAGTTGGTAGTGGGTGCTATGTTAAAGGGAAAGTTTACAAGATGCCTTATATTAATTTTCAATTGGTTATACCTGATAAATCTAAAAAAGACTCAATCGTTAAACAAGTAACCGATAAATTTAAACAACGTTCAAAAGTTGGGATTGATAAATACGGAACTACTTTAGCAGAAAACAATACGGATGACTTTTTAGAGCATTTACAACAAGAATTAATGGATGCTACTTTGTACATTCAGAAGTTGAAAAGCCAATCTAAAGAAATGAGTGAAATGGAAATGATTGAATCGTTATTAGCTAAAGGTTATATTATTTCTAAGGAATGCTAAACTATAAAGAAAAGCTTTTGAATTTACCTAATAGGCTAAACGTAAATAGTCCTATTGGGTATCTTCAAAACTTGCATTTAACTGTGAATTTATTCGATAATTCTAAACCTGAAGATTTTATTTGTTTAAAATCATTATATTTGAACTATGATAGCTTAAAAACGAGAGCAAAACGAAGATGAAACATAAACAACGTATATTAAAATCTATTCCAAATGCTGTATTTAATGGTGATACTTTAATTTCTCCATTACCAAAAGTTAAGTTTGGTTATAAGATTCGTACAGAAAAGGAGTTTATAGAGTTGGTTTTCACTAAATATTCAGTTGAAACAGTTATTGAAGCAATGTTAAACAATAAAATAATATTGAATTTATGATAAAATACAGCACATTAATTAAGGAAGAAAAGAAAATGTTTCTATACGGTATCTACATTAATCATAAGATTAAGCAAGTAGTAGGTATTTCATTTGAAAAGTACTGTAAAGAATATATTAAAGCTCTATTGTAATGGATATACTAACCACACTATCAAAGGACCATAAGAAATGGTTAAACATTGCTAAACAATTTGGAGGTAGTGAGGACGACGTACAAGATATGTATATCAAAGTTTCGACGATTGACAAAGAGATTAGTACATCTTATGTATGGTGCATTTTAAGGTCTATATGCGTTGATAAACTAAGAATTGAAGCAAAGTATAAGCATATAGATTTAAATGACGTTAAAGAGCTTGTAAATAGCGAAAGTGATATTCAAGAGTTTATTACTTATGATAAGATTCAAGTTAAGATTGAAGGTGTAAAATACAGAACACACTATTCGGACGTTATAATATTGGACCAGTATTTTAAGAAAGGTTTAACAATGCGAAAGATAGCAGCGAAATATAACATATCTTTGTCAGAAGTTTTTGGAAGTATAAAACGAACTAAAGCGAAGATAAGAGAAGAAATATTTGAAGATTACGAAGATTTTAAAAATAAAGAGTATGAAAGAGTGTAAAAAATACGAAGTTAAAAACGGTTTAGAGTTTACTCAAAATGAATACGAGTTTCTGACTGACTTTTTTAAGGATGAAGTAGAAGCAAGTCCATTGGAAGTTATGATGCTTGTAAATATATTTAACAGAGTTTACGATAAGAATGAGCAGTATTCACTTTGCGGTAGTTGTTTGAGGGATTTACTTAATGTTTTGAGAGATGCGTTTAATAGTATATCTTAATTGATTAATCATTAGAATTCAATGGCAGGAACAGGAGGAAAACGAGAAGGAGCAGGACGAAAAGGATTAGCTGATGAGATAAAAGGTTTCACATTAGCACAACCGCACGTACAGGATGCTTTTAGAGTTATTGCTGAGATAATGTTAGATGAAACAAAACGTCCTACTGACAGAATAGCAAGCGCAAAGATATTGATTGAATATGGTTGTGGTAAACCAAAAGAAACAGTTGAAAGTAATATTACATTAAACGATTTTAGTATTAAAGACCTTGTTAATATTAAGTAAAAAATATAACGGTTTATTTTCAGATAGTCGTTACTTTGTAGTTACTGGTGGACGTGGTAGTGGAAAGTCGTTTTCTATTACCACGTTTCTATTAACACTAACTTATGAAACAGGACACGTAATTTTATTTACTAGATATACTTTAACCTCAGCGCACGTTTCAATCATTCCTGAGTTTATCGAAAAAATTGATTTGATTAATAGACATTCAGATTTTCACATTACAAAGGATGAAATAATAAATGTTAGGACAGGTTCAAAGATTCTCTTTAAGGGTATTAAAACAAGTTCAGGGCAGCAAACAGCTAACCTTAAATCATTGTCAGGTGTTACAACTTTCGTGTTGGATGAAGCAGAAGAGCTAACAGACGAAGAAACATTTGATAAAATAGACTATTCGATAAGGAATAAAGATAAACAGAATAGAGTTATAGTTATACTTAACCCAAGTACAAAAGAGCATTTTATTTATAGAAAGTTTTTTGAAGACAAAGGAGTTGAAGCAGGAAGTACGATTGTAAATGACGATATTACTTATATTCATACAACTTATCAGGATAACATAGAAAACCTTTCTAAATCGTTCCTAGAGCAAATTAACGATATTAAAGAGCGACGACCTGAGAAGTATAAGCATACTATTTTGGGTGGTTGGTTAGACAAAGCGGAAGGAGTTATCTATAACAACTGGAGAATAGGAGCATTTAATAATGATAACGGCAGTGTGTTCGGTCAAGATTATGGATTCTCAAACGACCCGACAACATTGGTAGAAACTTCAATTGACAAAGGTAGAAAGTTAATTTATCTTAAGTTACACATTTACCAAACACAATTAGTAACAACCGAATTAGCAAGGCTAAATAATCATTTTACTAAAGGTGGTTTGATTGTAGGTGATAATGCAGAACCTCGTTTGATTAGTGAATTAAAACATCAAGGTAACAATGTAGTAGCTTGTGTTAAGCATAAGATTACAGAAGGTATTGAGATGCTTAGAGATTACGAGTTGATAATAGACTC